CTACTCTACTTTCTCAACATCAATAACACCAGCCATCTCTTTCTTAGCTAATTCTTCAAGCTGTTCAATAGTGAGGTCATTTAACTCTTCAGGACTATAATTGCCATTGGCATTAAAGATAACAGTCTCAGGACTTTTGCCAAATCTAGCCTCTTTAGCTATCTTGTGAATTTCAGAACTTGCTTTTATATCTGACTGCTTGACTTTTGTTGGGTCTTTTTTCACTTGATTACTCAGAACAATAGAACTAAGCATCGAGTTTTTAAAAAGTTGCGAGTCAAAGTAGTCAGCTCCTACAGAGGCAAGAAGTGTCATGTCTGTTTCAGCTCGTGCTTGTATCTCTGAATTATCGTTCCCGACTTCAAGCATTCCGCTTACATCGAGGGAACCGCTTTTTGATACTCCGTAAAATTTATTCAACTCCTTTTTCATTGCATCATAAACAGAAGTGGCTTCTAGCTCTTTTCTCAGTTGCTCAGTAGTCTGTTCTATCTTTCCAGATTTGCACCCCTGTAACCAGATGCCGCCATACTCTTCACGATCATCATTCTTCCAGTCGCTAAGAGTAGAGAGTCCGACACTCTCTTGTTTTCTTATGTCACTCAAATTCATATTCATAACTTCAAACAAAGCTCTACATCTAAATCGTATCTCTATATCGTGTGCCATTATTTCCCCTCTACTTCATCAAGTTTTTTCTTTACACTTGTAACTATCTTTTCAAACGCAGATGTCTTAGCTTCATAAGCTGCATTTATTTTCTCTTCTTTTTGAGATTGAGAAAACTTTTTATTATAAGTAATATGCTCAACACTGTTCTTTACTTTTGCAAGTTCTTTAGAATAAGAAGAAAGCATTCTACTTATCTGAACATGAGCCTGCTTCTCTTTAGAACTCATATACTCTTTTACATCATTGCCACCATCTATAAATGCTTTTTTACTCTTAAGGTCATAGCTATTTTTAACAGCACTTGCTTTTTTCACTAACTCATAATACTTCTCACTATAAATAGTACGAGATGGTTGCTCTTTTGCTACAAAACGCGACACCATAAACTCAGCAGCATTTTTACTAAAAGGTCTTGCTCCCCACTCTTTAGAGTTCCAAAGTATATTTTCAGTAACCTCTTCCATCATGCGAGCAGTTAAACCTAAGTAACCATTTACATAATGCTTAGTCATTATTGGACTAGCTCCAGTAAGTTTTCCAAACATTTTATATACAAGTGGAGTGGAGTTCATATACTGATCACTCAAATCATCAAGGTTTTGCATACGAGCAGGAACTATAGGTGAGCCAGTCCAATTTGTGTTAGTCATATCATCAAGTATAGGCTGGAACAGTCCACTAATATCTCCAATGCTAAACATATTCTTAACACCCCAAGCAAAATCTTTAGCGGCTTCTTTTCCCTCTTTAGTATAAATCCCATCAGCCATTAGCTCAGGTACAGTTGAAAACACAAATCCTATATCGTAAGGACGAGGAACTTTTATATGTTTCTCTCCTATAAAGAAGTGCCAGTACATCATCTTAGCATCACGAGTAAGTCTCTTGTATCTCTCATCGTCTTTATTGTTAAACCAAAGGGCGAGAGTAAGCCCTGCCATCATCCCACCAGTAGCATATATTTTCAACTTATGAGTTTGCAGCTCTCCTAATTGATTTCTGAATTTTAAAGCATTACTAACTTTCATCTCTCCATTAAGAGAAAATATCCTACGAGCAGTTTTATCAAGTCCAAGTATTGCAGCTTTCATAAAAGGAACAGTTGACATAAACCCACTTATAGTTTTATCACTACCTTTGATAGCAAAGTCAGTACTTATCTCTCTAGCTTCAAATGCAGACTGAGTGTTACTTTTTCCAGAGTTTTGTGCTAGTTTAAACTCTCCAACACGAGTACCATACTCAAACATATCAGCACCGTACTCTAAAGCATCTACAACTCTATCAAGAACAGAGAGACTTCTTTTTACATTGAGCATCTTCATAGCTTCTATGTCTCCACCTAAAGATGTTCTTCTCGTTCCATAACCAGCACCACTAGCCATAAACTCTTTATATGTTTTAGAACGAGTGATAAAGTGATATGTTCCATTGAGTGAAGTTATCACAGGTATAAATCCATTTTTAGATAAGACAGATGCACTAACCGTATCACGAACAAAGTTTGTAAGATAAAAGAGAGGATTATTTGTAATGTTCCATGTCATTACATTTTTCATCCACATTAAACCACTTACGACTGTTCCATAGTGAGAACCACTAAAAGAAGTCATAGCATCAACAAGCCCTATATCTTTAGTCTCAAAGTAAACAACTCTATCATTTATGATTACACTATCTATGTAGCCATCAGCAGAAGTTGGAGGGTGTCCATGAGTCCATACTTCCATCGTTTTAGGATTAGTAAGAAGATTCTCTTCTATCTCGCTTACATCATAAATCTCTGTTGCATCACTTTTTCCACTAAGTATCATTCCATCTTTAGAAACAGCTATATCCATCATAGCCATAACAGTAGCTACCTTTTTCGCTTGGTCCTTTAAGTTGTCTTGTACTACTTTACTATCAGCCGAAACTTTAGTCGCATAAACGCCACCCATGCCACTCTCTTCAAGCATTTCATAAAACATAGATTTCCCTCGGGAAATTAAAGCCTCTTTGATGTTACTCTCAACACCATTGATAATGTTCTCCATGATAGAGTTTAAAGATGATGTGCCACCTGTAAGCCTTTGCCCTATTTTTGAAGTCGCCACACCATCGTATTGAACGCTTTCGTTGATTCTATGAAAGGGTACATAGTCTTTATTCATCTCTTGGAAGTTCTCTCTTTGTGAACTTGTGATGAGATTCATATCTACATAGAAGTCTAGCATTGCATCGTTAAACTCTTGATACTCTGTAAAGATTGTCTCAAACTCTGGATATATCTCTGCAAGTCCTAAGTCTGCATCTATATCTTCTTGAGTGATTAAGTTCTCACGACCTTGTTCCATGAGTTCGTTAGCACGTCTCGCTACAAAGTAGTTCTCCATAAGCTTCACTCTGTTTTCATCTACAGTAGTAGCAGGAGCAAATATATCATTTAAAGATTTTCCACTGTAAGAGATATCTCCATCTACATTTACAGTCGGTGTCCCTATGTTCATAGCGCTATACATAATAGAGCTATATCCATTTACAAGCTGTAAAGATTTATAAGCACTATCTCTAGCATTTACTGCGACATCACCTTTTATCTCAGCTTCTATTCTTTTGATAGAGTGGATTCTATCTATAGACTTTTGGCGAAAGTTTTTACCTATCTCTGCTTGACTTCTCTGTATCTTCTTTGCAGTAGGAGTAAGCTCTCCACCCACATACTTAGCAACGCCAGCACCTTGATAGTAGTATTGGTGCATAGACTCTTGAAGTAGTGTCATTTTCTTATTTAGCTCTTTATCTTTAGAGAGTTTAGCTTCAAAATCTTTTATCATGTTAGGGGCTACAAGAGTTAAGCTGTTGTAGTTTGTAAGCCACAAACGAGTAAACTCAGCAAATCCCTCGCTGATTACATTTTTAGGGTCTGTAGTGTAGCTAAGAGCTTTTATCTCTTCTTTGTTTTTTAGTATCTCTCTTCTAAAGAAACTATCAGGAGCAGCTTTACTCTTGTTGTTATGAAAAAAGTCTAAGTAGTGAGCCATCTCGTGAGCCATTACTTCAATATCGCTATAGTTCTTTACACGAATTGCACTGTCATCTCTCTTGTACTTTCCTAAAGCACTTTTATTTTTTAGCTTGGCTTGATACAAACGATTACCAATAATTTCACTAAGATAAACTCTGATAGTATCAGCATTCATTGCTTTCTCATAAGTAGGAAGTGACACTTCTTTGTTGCCTATGCTTATAGTTCCTGTTGCTGGTCTATGAGGAAGTCCGCTTGTTTTGTAAGTAGGTACATAGTTTACACCGGCTTCATCAAAACCATTCACTCGTGAGTAGTGATTATTTGCAGCTGTATCTTTAACCTCTTTTTTTGTAGGTACTTTCATAAAACTCTCATTTGCTCTACCCTCTAAAGTCTCTATCATTTCTAAAACTTCACCGGTGCTCATCTCATCAACTGTATCTGTTGGCTCATCATCTTTTTTTCTAAGTTCTGCTAATACTTCTTTTTGTCTTAGTCTTAACTCATCAAGCTTATTAGAGTTTTTAAACTCTCCTACCTGTTCTTTAAGCTGTGGTAGTTGCTCTTTAACATACTCTGTATCCAACTCTTTTTCTTGCATCTTAGTAGCTATGTTTTTGATTGTGTTTTCCAGCTTGAGAGTAAGTCCGCTATAGCTCTGATCTTCCATGTTGAAGCTAAACTCATAATCTTGTGACCCACTAAGAGTAACTATCCCTGTATCACTAAGACTCAAACCTTTACCTGTAGTCTCAACATAAACTTTAAACCCACCTATCTCACCTATAAGCTTAGAAGTTCTCTCTGGAGTTTTAAGCATGATGTGTAGTATCTCTTTACCAGCGTCTTCTCTGCTTTCATACTCTTTTTTATTTATGTTCATAATAAACTTTTTAGGAAGTTTTTTTGACAACTTAGCATCAAGAGCATAAGCATCTAAAATAGATTTACTCTCACTTAGCAGTGTAGTAGATTTTTTTATCTTGTCCTCTAAATCATACTGATTTCTGTCATGAGACTTTTTGAGAGCTTCCATCTTTTTTATATCTTTTTTAAGTTTCATATCTTCAAATACTAGAGGATTTCCGCTACTCATAGCTTTCATCTCTGCCGCGTTTATAGCTTCACCGCTGACATCTTCTACTTCTCTATCAAGTAGATTCCCAGCTCTTAACTGTGCTATGAAGTTTGCCTTGGCTTCTATGGTCTGCCACATCATACTGTCAAGTGTGTTTTTAGTAGCATAACGAAATATCTCTACTTCAAAACCTTCTGGGTCAGATTTAAAAAACTCATTCCCCTGTCTGATTATTCTACCCTCTCTCTGCTCTAGGTCTGATGGTCTCCAAGGTACATCTATATGATGCAGTGCTACAAGTTTATCTTGAACATTCATGCCTGAACCCATCTTTGAAGTTGAACCTATCAGCACTCTTATCTTTCCACTCTTCACTTTTGCAAAAAGTTCTTGCTTTTGCAAGTCAGTTTTTGCATCGTGAATAAACACGACCTCACTCTCTTTTATCCCCTTAGCTATTAGCTTTGCTTTGATGTCATCATAAACGCTAAACTTTGAGTTAAGAGCATCTATGTCGTCAGGGTTAAGTTTATCAAGTTCAGCTTGTGCTTTTTCTGCTACGTTTTCATCTGCACTCTCTGCATTTTTTATAAGTGCTTCTATCTTCGCTTTCTCTTTTGCTACTGCACCCTTAGGTGTACTTAAATCACAAAAGATTAACTGTGTACCTTTTTTAGCGTTCCACATCTTATAAATTTCAAAAGTGTTTTTAACTGTAAGATTCACTTTGCTATCAGGGTTATCTTCATAACTAGGGTCTATGAGTCTCATGTCGAGTGCTACTTTTCTAGCAAGCCCCATGATCGAGAGCATATTGTCATCCCCTTTTTTTGGCTTACCTTTTGGCAAATGTTCACTTCTGTAAACTAAAGAGTCCTCAGGATATTTACCCTTTTTATCTGCTACTCCTATGTATGCAGCTTGTGCATCACTTCTCTCAACTACTATGTTTGCAGCACGACCGCCTTTTATCAGAGGGATTGGAAGTGCCGGTATATCTTCTCTTGTAACAACATCGCCAAACTGTTTATACTCTGTTATAAGTTCAGGCATATTATTAAACTTTCTAAGGCGGGTGTTGAGTTTATACTTCCCACTAGGACTAAGCTCCCAGTCACTTACTATCTCAGCATACTGCTTTACCCAAGCATCAAACACATCAAGATTTTTATCTTGAAGTCCACTATAGTCTAAGTATCTCTGTATTGTAAACATCTCAGCAATAGTGTTAGAGATGGGTGTCCCTGTTAAAAACACTACATTGTTCCCATTAGTCTTCTCTAAAATATTTTGAGTCTTTATGAAAAGGTCAAAAGCTTTTTTGCTCCCCTTAGGGTTTCCAAGTCCAGCTACTCCTTGAAGTCCAGTAGTGTAAGTAAGATTTTTAAACTCATGTGCCTCATCAAGGATGAGAGCATCTATGCCGAGTTCTGCAAAGTTAAGATTATCATCTCTTTGCATATCGTTTAGTTTTTTTATTCTCTCTTCTAGTTTTGCCTTAGAGTCCTCTGCATTTTTAACACTTCTGCTTTTCCCATCTTCTTCTTTGAGCATATCTATAGAAGTTTGGATTCTCGTTATCTCATCTTCTATAAAGCTTGTCTCAAACTCAGGGTCGTTTTGGATAGAAGTAAGTTGAGAGTGAGCTATAATTATCGCATCATAGTCTCCAGTAGCTATTTTACTCATAAGTAGTTTTCTTCTTGCAGCACTAAAGTCTGCCTTCGTTGGTACAAGTATATTTGCATTTGGATATAACTCCATCCACTCTTTACCCCATTGCGAAGTTAAGTGGTTAGGTACAACTACTAAAGGCTTATTTGCTTTACCTGTTCTTCTTAGCTCCATTACGCCAGCTATGGCTGTAAAAGTTTTCCCTGTTCCTACGGTATGGTCAAAGAGAACCGTACCGCCTTGCAACATTCTCCATACTCCATTTTTTTGGTGCTGTCGTAAGTTTATCATCTCAGACTTACCTACGAAGTTTATATGTGAACCATCGTATTCACGGAGAGTCTTAGTATTAAACTCTCTATTATATATCTCTGCAAGCTCAGTTCTTCTATCTGCTGTTTTAAAAATCCACTCTTTAAACTCCTCTTTTAAAACCTCTTGTTTCTCTTGGACCGCTGTTGTCTCATCTATGTTTGTAACGAGTTGTGGTTGAGAAGATGTACCGTGATTGTCTTGCACTTTCATCTGTTTAAGATTCATAGTCTGCTCTAGTATCTCCGTAGCAGTTCTTCTTTTAGTACCCCATTGCGAAGCTTTAGCACTTGTAACTCTTGCACTTATTGTCCATCTAGCATTATGAGGTGTAAGAGTTACTTTTGCTGCATCATCACCGGTTATAAACTCAACAAAATCAGCCATAATATCTTTAGGAACCCATCCAGCACCAAGTGTTATGGATATATCCATAGCTTCTATGTCTTTTGGTATCACTTCTTGAAGTGCTTTTTTGTACTTAACATTATCCGTGAGTGCAAACTTCTCTTTTACATTTCCACTTAAGTACTCCTCTTTAGTTACCCATCCAGCATCAACATCATCATACATAAATCCATCAAGTGCAGAGATTAACTCCGCTTCGCTTTTAGCGGTAAGCTCTTGCATATATCCAAGGTTAATAGAGCCATATTCACTTAGACTAACAGTAAGAGCATCCTGCTCACTATCTGCTTTGGTAGGTCTGGCATAAGGGTTCTGAGTTCTTTTAGTAAATATATCTGCTTTAACAGCAGACTCTTTTTTGACAAGTTCCCCACTTTTTTTAGCAACTGCTGCACTCACACCTTTATCATAATGTTTTTCAAGTGCAAGTAAAAAAGGACTTCGCACATCATCTTCAAAAAGCTTCTTGTTTGTAGCATTATTTAAAAACTTGTGTTTTGTAGTAAAGGCTTCATAGCTCTTATTTAAAGCTTTTCTTGCTCTTGCTAAATCTTTATCAGTTGCTCTGTTATTAAGTTGAAGTACTCTAAGTTCATCTGCAACTGATACAACTTCTATCATACCTTTTATCTTTAAAAGCTCGGCAGGCTTATATTCTACTATCTTATTTTTAGAGTTTAGCTTTGTAGTAACTTCCCTTACTTGTGGCTCTCCATCTACATCTAGTTCTCTCTTGTATATATATCCATCACTTACATACATAGCACCGACTCTTACCTTGGAAACATCACCGCTAAATGTAGCTTCGCTTGTGTTCTCTTTTATGATAGTCTCGTGAGTGACTATGTTTGAAGGTAGTGATTTAAGTGCATCAGGTAAAAGCATTCCTGCTGTATTAGTTGAACCCTCAAAGGCAACAAGAGCAGGCATATCCCCTCTATACATAGAGCCATATTTCCCCCACTTACCAAGCATCATAGCTTCATTGTTTACAAAGTATTGATTTAAAGGAGTGTCGTTTATCTCTCCTATATCTCTCCATGTATCTATGTTTGATTCTTGACTTTTATATCTTTTTTGTAAGAAGATGATGTCTGTTGTCACTTCCGTGTTTGCATTTTTACTAAAGGCGTTGTTTGGAAGTCGGATAGCTCCAAGAAGATTTGCTTTACTTCCAAGATACTCTCTTGTAGCACTGCTACTTGCATCCATTAAGCCATTGCTCACAACCATAGCAAGGATTCCTCCCTCTTCAAGAGCATCCATACTTTTAGCAAAGAAGTAGTTATGTATTGACATATCTTTTAAGTGTTTGTTGTTTTTATCAAAAAGTTTTACAGAACCAAATGGAGGGTTTCCTATGACTAAAGAGAAGTCATTGCTAAGTTCTACATCTTGAAAACCCTTGTTTTGTATAGTAGCTTTTGGATAGAGTGTTTGAGCTATAGTAGAAGTTATTCCATCAAGTTCAACGCCATACAGCTTTGTAGAACTTTTAAGAGAAGTTGGCATCATACCGAAAAAATTACCAACGCCTACAGATGGTTCTAAAACTTTTCCACCCTTAAAGCCAAACTGTTTGACACCGCTCCAGATAGCATCAACTATCTCTTTGCTTGTGTAGTGAGCATTAAGAGTTGAAGCCTTAGCTTCTTTGTACTCATCATCGCTAAGTAACTCTTTAAGTTCTTTAGACTCTTTTTCCCATCCCTTAGTTATTGAACCATTGGGTCGAACAAAGGCATTAGCGAGTCCACCCCATCCAACATACTGAGAGAGGATTGTTTTTTCTGCTTTGGTAGGTTTATAGTTTTTTGTTTGGATTTTTTTAACTATTTTTATAGCTTCAATATTTGTTTTAAACTTAGTTTTAAGACCACCTTTTCCCAGGGCATCTTCTATTTCAAAGTTATCTGCTGTCTCTTCTAATCTTGAAACTGTAGAATGTGTTCCCCCTCCGCCATCGACTTCGCTTCGTGAAGCTGATAATCGCTCATCACTAACTCTTCCATCATCTGAGTTGCTTTGTCTACCTGTTGTATCTGGTAGTGGTGCAATGCTTTGTTTTTGGCTTTTGCTATCAGTTCCTTGTATAGAGTCGGGTTGAACTCTTCGAGATTGTCCCGAACTTTTCCCATCATCCACTGTTGATAAGGTTTCGAGTATATCTCGTCCATCATCTCTTTCTGTTGGTTGTTCAAGTTTTTCATCTTCTTTTACCTCTTTATTTATTATATCACTATCTCGTTTTTCTTGTGCTTCAACTAAAGATATTATTTTATTTACAAAAGTATCACTTGTTAGGTCCTCGGTTTTAAACCAATTGTTTTTTCCACCTGTATGATCATCTATTCCATTTATTGTTCTAAAGAAATGTCCTAAGCTTTTATCATTTAAAAAATAAGTATCATATCTTCCATCATCAGTCATAGAGGAGTCATAGTTAAGGCTCACATATATCCCAGCATCACTATTTGGTTTAAAAAGCTTGAAGCTTATACTACCACCAACTACTGCAATATTATTATTTACTCCATTAAAAGTTTTTTTCTTACCTTTCTTATCTATCTCAAAATCATAACCAAGATTTTTAGCCAACTGACTTACATATCTTGCTACATCTTTTTTAATTATTTCAGAGAGTTTATTGTGAGGGTTTTCGTGATTTATTCCTCTTGTGTCATATACTTTTGCAGTATCAAAGACTAAAGGTTTTTGAGCTGCGAAGCTATCGGGTAGACTTCTATCACTCTCTTTTGTGCTTCTTGTTTGCTGTAACCCTTGCTCTGTAACTGCTTGTACAACTTCATTATCTGCGGTTTCATCTTGTGTAGCTCTTGTCGATTCTTCTGCTCTTGTGATTGTGCCATCTTCTACTCCTGTTAAGTGTTTGTCTAAAACTTTTGCAAGTTCTGATTGTTCTGCTTCTTCTAACTCATTTAAATCCCATCTTTGAGATAGTTCATCAAATCTCTCAATCTCATTTTCTAAGTGAGGGTCACCAGCCTTATGAAGTGCATCCATAACTCTAAAAGAAGTATCTGTAGGATTACCATTCTTAGCATCCGTAACAGCTGTAATTATATCATCATATCTAAGTGTATCGCTCACTATGTCTTTCGCCCATGTTGGAACTATATACTCTTCACTTCCCTTTGTATTAAAGAGAGGGTTTTGAGTTCCAGCAAAGTCTAGTGAAGCTTGAACTGCTGAACTCTGTTTTGTAGCGGTAGGTAAAAAGTCATAAGCTCTTTGTACTTCCACATCACTATATTTCTCAGTAAAGTACTCATCATCAAGTCTTTTTATTTCATCTTTGCCAAGGCTTTTTATTTTAGCTTCTTCACTCTTGTTTGCTTGAAAAAGTTTAGCATTTGCATCTGCAAGTGCTGTCTCATCATTTGCATAAAGTTTTTCATTAAGTGCTAACTGCTCACTTATGTGAGTCGGTGCAGATTTTTTAGACTCTCTTTGTTTGTCTCGTGCTTCGTCTATAGTCGGTACTTTTACTTGAATAGTTTTTATTGAATTGTTGTTTGTGATAAATCGACTTTTTACTTCATCTAAAATAGCTTCCTCATCACTTAGAAGAGTTCCATCTTGTGCAGTTGTAATGCCATCTCCAAAGCCTAAAGATGATGTATGTGTTCCATCAGGGTGTAACATAACAGACTCTCCATCACTGTATTCGACTTCCATATCTCCAGTAGAGTACTTTGTGAGTTTATTACCTTGCTCATCATATTTAATGTATCTATCGCCTATACTTGTAGTCGTATTCTCAAATGAGTCACCTTTTTTTACAAAAGTAAAACCATCTTTTATGAGTGCAGTAAGTTCATCACTTGCTATTTCATCTTTACCAAGGCTTTTTATTTTAGCTTCTTCACTCTTGTTTGCTTGAAAAAGTTTAGAGTTTGCATCTACAAGAGCAGTTTCATCATTTCCTAACTTTTGGATTTGTTGTTCTTCTATTTGTAAATCTTCTAATTCAAACTGCTCATCAACCGTGAGTTCATCCGCTGGAGTCTCTTGCAGTTGTGTAAGTCTTGCAGTATCTATAGGAGTTTTAACTATTGGTATAGGCTCAACATTAACAACTTCACTACCCTTAGGAGTCATCTCTTCATCAAGAGTTCCTATCTCTGCTTCTAGCTCTTTAAACCCAGCATCTATTGCATTGAGCCCATTATTATCACTTACATTGAGTCCATCTTCTTTAGCAGTTTGCACTACTGCTTCTTGAACTGCTATATCATTAACAGCTTCTACTGGAACTGCTAAGTCTGGATTGTTTATCACTAAGTTTTGAAACTCTGTCTGTATATTTTTTACTTTTGTATCAAGATTGTTTTTAAAGACTACGTATCTATTGTCATCTATGCTAGATGTTAAAGAAGAACTCCCTAGCATCTGCTTGTTGTAAGAGTCTTGTATGTAAGCTTCTCTCTGTGCTTCTTTATCAGCTTTTGAGTACTCGTTAAAGATTATAGTACCTGTCGCAGTAGTTCCACTCATAGCGCCACCACCGATACCGCCAGCTAGTGAAGCCCAAGCTGCTTCTTCTGCATACTTATCAACTGAACTTAGCCCACTCTTGGTTCCTATCTCTTCACCCATCTTATCAATAACAGTTTGTCCTGCTTCTGTAACAGCTTCAGTAAGTGTACCGTTTCTCACTTTTTTAGTTATCTCTATTGAAGCTGCTTTTATACCGCCTGCTGCTGTAGTTTTCACAAGATCGTTAAATATTTTACTTGTTGTAGCTTCTAACCCCATTTTATCAAGTAGAGCACTCGTAGTCGCAGTGGGTAAAACTCTTAAAAAGTCCTCATTAGTCGCTTCTTTTCTTCCATCGTTTTTTGCTCTCTCTAAAGCACTGTTTTCAGCCTTTCCGAGAACATAAGCAGGGAACATTGTAGCTATCTCTGCCATATCCGGAACAGATTCTATAGTAGTGTCTAAGCCATAAAGCAGCACTTCTTGAACTGTGTCTATATCAAATATTCCACCAGCCTTAACAGCTTCTTTTATAGAGTTCGGAGTGTGAGTACTTTTTACATCAAACTTGTTATCTTCATATACATACTCAGATATTTTCTTTGCAGAACCCATATACGATTCATATACGTTTGTAGCAGTCTCTTGTGAAAAAGGTCTAATGAGAGTGTATGCAGTAGAACCCAGAACGCGAAAAAGACCCTTAGCCATACTAGAGGTACTTTTGTTTGTAGCATTAACTACTCTTTTACCAAGTTCATAATCCTCTCTGTCAGGATTTTCAAAGTCTTTTCCCTCACCAAGCAGTAGGCTCGTTTCGTTAGCTATAGAGTCTTTCATTTGAGATGATGTCATTGTTGTTGTGAGATCTTCACTCTGAGTAAATGCAGGAGATGAAACGCTAAAAGGCTTCTCTTGTTCTTTTGTAGTAGCTGGCATACTACCATCAACATTTGGAGCTATAGCATCGTGGAGAGATGGTTCAGTTGTATTGTTATCTTGTGTGAATGGTTTTTCAGTAGGAGTTACTAGGTCTATAGCATCATCAAGTAGAGTACTTTGGTGAAGACCTACTTTCTCAAGAAACACATCTTCTTCTAAGTAATCATAGTGCTTTTTTCCGTAAGCCTTAGCAAGTGTAGTATCATCAACATCATCATACTCAGGATATTCTTCTCTCATCTGTGTTAAAAACTTGTTTGTTGGAGATGGCATATAAACCCTTTAATATTTTATAAAGAGTTATATTAGCTAATATAAAAGCCCTAAGTGGTATGTGGATTAAGACCTTTTGAATATATTTAGACGGTCTTTGTTCTCTGCCTTTTTTGGACTCTTTTTCTGTATCACTTTATTATCTGCTGTAAAGTCATACATATCTGGATTTTGATAAACATGAATAGCTAAAGAGGGTTCAAGATTATACTTTTTAGATATTTTTGCAGAGCCAGCTACAGCATTTTGAAAAGCAACTTTTGTGGTGTCATCAAAGTTAAAGTTTGGAGCATCCATACCCATAGCAGTCTTTACCTGTGCTGCTATTTTTGTATCTGTATTCTCATCATATACAAAACCTTTATTTTTCTTAGAACCAGCAAGAGCACTTATTTGCTTGTCTTTAGCAAGAAGTTTTTGTTGAGTTTTTATATCTTTAAGCGTACTGTCTTTATCATTAAAATACTTCTCTATAGACTTCATAGTTGTGCCATCAGTGTTTTTAAAAAGTTGAGAGTCAGCATTTGCAGTTTTAAATGCTGAGAAGTCAGCATACCCGCCATCGACAGAAACTTTGACAGCTTCATCGTTAAAGTTCTTTTGAGCTGAGAGTTCATCACTTGCTATCTTTTTACTTGCATACTCAAATGCACTGCTTGATACAGATGAGTCAAACTCACCATCTGGCTTCTCGAATTCTAAGAGAGATTTTTGGTAGTTGATGTCACTTGTACTTGCAAAGTCTCTCTTAAAAGCATCATCTAGTTTCTTAGTCTCTGCCTGGTCTTTTCTCTTGTTATTGTTAAACTCATTATCTATCGCAGCCTGAGTGTTCTGAGCAGTGTACAGAGCGGTATGAGCTTGAGATGCTTTTATATTTGCATCGGCAACGTCATCTTTTATCTTTTGATTTTCAGAGTCTTGTAAAGATTTACCAAAATCTTTAAAGGCATCTCCAAAGTATTTTCCTGCACTCCCACTATTACTTGTTATCTTGTTTATTGAAGCAGTAGAATCAACATTACTCTTAAAAGCATCATACCATCCCATTATCTCACTCCTTTCATTGCATCTAGTTGATTTTTATTGTGTTTAGCTCTGTTTGCATCTTTAGCTATAAGAGAAGTGCTAAAGGCTTTTTGCAGGTCTATCTTGTTTTTGTCTATCATTGATTTAGCCTTAGCGTCATTGAGATTTACTTGTGAGCCTTTGAGCCTCATCTCTAACTGTTGGTTTGCTTCTTGCAACTTCTGAATAGCCTGTGCTTGTGGCGAGTCCTTAGCACTAGCTTCATTTTGTTCTATGATTTGTCTTATCTTTAAAGCGCTTGGCGAATCACTATCTCTTAATATGTCAGGCACTAAATACTGCACAAGTTCAGGGTTTGTACTTTGAAGCACTTTTAGTAGCTCTACATTTTGCCTAAGTCGCTCAGAACTCATAGACTTGCTCTTAGGTTTTGCAGAGAAGATTAAATCATACTTTCCAACTGCTATTGTATTGTTAGCGATTGGTTTTACTTTTCCATTTGCCAGCACTTCAAAGTCTACACTTCCATAGTCATTCTTCACACTCTCGTTCATAGTGATGTAGGACTGCATATAGTCTTCGTCTATTATGCTCACAACTCTTTGAGAGTCATAGTACTGTTCTATGAACTTTACCATTTTCTTGACGATATGCTTTTGAAGTTTGTCACTGCTTCCCATAAAATGAGAGTGACCTACGAGTGCTGTTTGGATTCTCTGCTCTTGTCCTACACCGCTCATTCTATTGTTAGCTACACCTTGCATCTCATCATTTGTGCCTAGTAAGTCTCTTATCTGATTTCTGTTATCGACTATTATGTTTAGTATCTGCTGTATCTGTGCATTTTGTCTTACATCTTTTATTCCATTAAGATTCTCTACCAGTACAATTGCATCATCAGGTGAGAACTCGTCTCTAAAAGCTTCTATGTCATTGTCTATAATTGCATTTTTTTCTACAAGCGTTTTGTTGTTTGCAAGCATATTTTGCATTCTCAACTTCGCATAGTTTATGTGATCCTGTAGAGGGAGTATGTCTTTATAAAGCCCCCAGTACTTTATCTTAGCAGTAAAGTCTCTGTTTAAAAACTCTACTTCATAAGGAAAACCTTTGAAGTTAAAAGGAGACTCACCTTGCATCAAAATAGTTTCTCCGCTCCAAAACACAAAGTAAAACTTCTCTTCTTTTGCAACTTTGTCATACTTTCTATACCAAGTGTAAGAGAGTAAGACTCTTTTTCTTATAGTCTCATCAGCATAGAGGTCATTATCGAGTATGTCAGCTAAGTAGTTTGAGTTACTACACTCTTCTATCTTTTTTTCATCAAAGCCTAGTCCGTAAAGGTCCTCTTTATCTATCCAAAAACATCTGCTAATATAACGAGCGTCTTTATTGTAGTTTTTCCCTCGGGAAAATGGGTCAAGAAACATCTCTTTTTCTGGAACTTGTGTAACTTCCACGTCTTTATGCTCTCTACCAAACTCATCAAACTCTCCACTAGCAGTTATAGTAAGTTCTGCAATGGCTACACCCTCTAGTGATAACTCATCATCAAGGGCTTCAACTTCACTCTCATAGTCGCTCACTTGAGTGATGGCTTTTATGATTGAGTTGAGCATATTTGCTGTGGCTCTATCAGCTTGTTGTCTACCAAAAAGTCTTATGTCTATCTCTCGCTCTTTTTTATATCCGAGTATGGAGTTGTTATGTTTTGCTATCTGGTTCTCATACTGCTCAGGCTGTCCACGATTCGCTAGAACTGTTTTTATGAAGTCATCAAGCTGCTCCCCATTTCTATAGTCTCTTGCCTTTTTACTAAAAGCTTTCGTATCTTTAAAATGTCGAGCAGACTCTCTTAACCATTCTCGGAGGAGTGTAGTAGTTTCAAACATAACTACTCTCTATACCGTTGTTGCTGTATCAACTATCTCTGCACCGCTAGCATCATACTTTTTCTTTTTCTTTTTCGTGTTTAAATCAGAATTTGAAAAAGCATCATCAAGATTTATCTGTGCATTATCTGCCTTTGCAAATGCCCTTGCATCAAGAGACTTCTTGTAGTCCATCTCTTCTTTAATAAGCTTGTTTCTCTTTGTGTCTGTTTCGTATTGACCCCATGCAGATGCTAATGAACCTAATCCTTGAATTGCTAGTGCTGTATCTTTGCTATTCCATGCCATAACTTAAACCTTTTGATATTTTGATGTAGTGCTTGTAACTCTGAGTGAGTTTTTAGACTTTATTTTAAAAAGTTCTTTGTCATAGAGTTTCAAGTAGTGCGTATTTAGATTTCTATCTTTTGTGTTTCGTGTTGGCTTCTCATGCACTTCGCTCATAAGTAAGTATCTCAAAGCCTTGTGGTACTCTACAGGAAGTTCTATCTCGCAGTTGAGAGTATGAAGCTCCTTTTGGTACTTGTAAACTATCTCTGCACTAGCACTCTTTTTAGGCATGGAGAGTTTGACTATGTCTTGAGTAAACATATAACTATTTGTGAGTCTGTTTGAGTAAAAGTACTCTTCACCCACATACTTAAACTTCGCATTCTCTACAAATAGTGAGACATTTTTAACAGCAATAAAGTCAAGATAATATTCATCTTTACCCTCTGTTATCTCTAATGTTTGCTTAGTGATAAAACAGGGTAAATCAACTTGCAAAGAAACATAGCTTCTTTGCAATTTTACCAACATCTCTAAATCGTTCCACTGCTCAGACTTCTCTTGTAAGTCTGCACGAGCTTGATTTATAAAGTCGATTGCTTTCATGTTTACTGCTCTTCTACAAGTTTTGGAAGTGCAGAGATATATTTAGTGAGTTCTACATTTTTAGAAAATAGATTATTATTTTCATTTTTAAACGCAGCAAGTTGTTCTTTAAGATCTTCCAACTCTTTAACAGCCTTAGTGTCAGCCTTAACAAACTCAATATCTTCAACAACAATAAACTCTCCAAAACCTTTCGTTACAAGATTAAAAGAAGTTCTCTTATCAACTATGACAATGTCACCTTTTTTAAGCATAGGCTTCGGTCTATCTAAGGAGGAAGTGAACTCCTTATGTTTAGAACCGATATACTTGATTGCGCTGTTTGGTGCAAAATGTACTTTAGCCATGATATAGACCTAGTACTCTTGCTTAGATGCAGGTAACTTCGCATAGCTTACAGTAACGGTAGCACTACCTGTAGTAGCAGCAACACTACCACTACCAGTAATATCAATGACAATAGCCATAGAATTTACAGCAGTAAGTTGTCTGTTGTTAAAAGTAATACCTTTAACAGCATCTACCGATGTTGCAGGGATAAAGCGGACTAAATCGCCCTCAATTCCAACACTGATCTTGTTATCATTAGTAGTGCCATCTGTTCCATTAAACAGAGTATCAACTGTAACATTTACATCTACTATACGAAAACCCTCAGGGATACCCATAAAGTCTACTGTTGTGCCAACATCTGCACTTGTAAAGATAGCGGTAACAGTACCACCATCTCTAATTTCACGATTTTTTCTTTTTACTTTAATAGCCATCTATTACTCCTTATTTTCCAGTTGATGCTACAACTGCGATAACACCATAGTCTTTACCATCAAAGATACTATCTTGAAGGATTCCATCATTTGCACTTGCACTAAACTTAGTCTTTGCCATGCCAAACACTCTATCAACTGCCGCAACCATTCTACGAACATCATCTTTAGCTGCATAGTCATAGTAGCTAATACCCATATCTACAACGATTTGAGCTGCACCAGCACCTAAGAAAAGGTTGATTTCTGTCTCTTGTCCAGAAATACCAGCATAGATAGAAAGATCAGACTTCTTAACACTACCAAAACCTTTGAAGTTCGACTTAGAAGTTAAAATACCAGAGTTTCGCTCTGTGTCTGTTTTAGCTGGAAGTAGAAGTACACCATCCCAGAACCCGAGTGCACCAGTAAAGATAGGATTTGTTTTTCCTCTCTCGGTAGCATCTTTACGAGCGGCTGCCCAGTTAGGGTCTGTTTTGATGTTACGAGCAGAGTTTGTCCCAACAAGCATCACAAAATACTCAACATCTTCATAGTAACCAAGGTTCTCATTTGTAGATGTATGAATAGGAATGAGAGGTGGAACACCATTACCTTTAGCATCAATACCTAATTCAGCTCTTCTTTTTGCTTCTTCAACATCCGAAGTTGTTAAAACATCTGCTGTCGCTATCTTTGCAGTAGTAGCATCTAAGTGATGTCCACAAGCAACAATGTTCGTACAATCAGCACTCATTAAATGGAAGAAAGTTCTATCGAATTTTCTAGTTTCCCAGTTTGTCAGTGCAGATTTCGCCTTAGATTTAAAATCATTAGCACTTCTTTGTGTAACCACATTTCCAGTAGAGGGAACAGTATGCTGATAAGAATCAACTTTGATAAATTGCTTAATCTCTTTAAGCTCTTCACTACTCGCGTCAAGAGTTACATTACCAGTAGCACCAGACTCTACAAGTTCATCTGCAAGAGCAATAGAAACTATGTTGCCTTGTTCACAAGTCTTTGTATGTGACTTAATGATAGAAGTCATATCGTTAGTACTTCTTGCTATAAATGGCTTGATTTTACTCTTTGCCATTGCCTGTTTTGTTATCTCTTTTGAATAACCTACTTTTGTAGCAGCATCAGATAAAAAATCCGTTGCAGACATTCCATTAAATACACTCATTCGTATTCCTTTGTTTTTAGTTTATATGTCGTGAAACATTTTTTTTCTTTTGCCTATACCCTAAGGTAGATAGCACATCTTAAAGAGCGACACAAATAGGGGTAAGGCTCTCTTTAAAATTGCTACCTAACTCAAAGTAGGGGCTAACCTACTTTTTAAAGCTACATAAAACCGAGTGCTTTTTGCATATCACCATCAGCTACAGCATCTAGTGAATCACCCACTTTCTTGTTTGCTCTGATTAAGTCTTGAACATCTTCGAGTCTCTCTTTATCTGAAAATATTTTTAAAGCTCTCTTAACAGCTCTTAAATCTTCTTTTATTTCCCACTCATCTCTCTTCTTTGGTACTTCATTTGGTTCATTTTCTTCATTTTCTTCATTTTCACTCATTTATTTTCCTTGGTTTTATTTAAAGCCCTAAAGCTTCTCGAATTTTATCATCATCATCTTGAAGTGAGTCCTCAACATCAGAAGTTTTTAACAGTTGTTTTCTGATATTATTCATATTTGGTAAATGTGTAACAGCTTGTGTTTCAATGTTTGATGGGTTTAATTCTAAAAACTTCTTGTATGCACCCTCGTAAACATCAGAATAAGAGGAAGAAGAGTCAATTATCTTTTGTTGTTGTGTTTCAGATAGCTCTTTTTGAAAGAACTCTAAAACATCTTCATGTTTATAAGATGGGTACTTTGCTATAACTTCCGTGATAGCACTCTGTCTCTCATAAACAGACTCTTTCTCCTGCTTCTCATTTTTAAGTGTTTGAATTGCTTGAGCATTTGAGTTGCTCTCTTCGTACTCTTTTGCCTTAGTGTTGATGAGTTTCATATATGCAGGTCTATCACTATGTTCTAGTGTCTGCTCCTCTTCACTTAAGTTCTCTTCGATGTTTTCAAAGAATTTATCAGTATCTACAGTTTCAGATTCTAGTGCTTCTATCTGCAAGTCTATCTTTGCTATATCTTTTGTGATGAGCACTTGTTCATCTGTCACAACTGTAGTGTTTGGAGTTTGTGCTAGAGTATCTTTAGAAGTATCTTCTTTAGATGCTTCGCCATCTTTAGGAGTCGCTTCTTTAGTTTGTACATTATCTACAGTAGATGTATCTTCACCAAGACCTAACATATCTTCAAGCTGTTTCACTACACCCTCTTTTTTTTCATTTCCCATTTGTGTCCTTTAATCTTAAATTATTATAAGTATTCTAGTCCTAAAAAAGCATGTAAGTGGTATGTGGATTTATAATGTTTATGATTTCTAGTTAAATTACTGAGAAGTTTTTGGCTCTTTGCATAGTAGAAAAGGTATGAGAGATTTCTGGATTACTAAAAGCCAATGAAGTCTCCTACACCTTTCCACCCATCTGAAATAGAGCTTCCTGCATTGTCAGCAACATCTTTTACAGATGTTGTAAATTGGTCATCTCCAACAATATCTACAACATCTAATAAGAAGTCTCCAAAATTATTATTTTCTCCTTCTCTTATCTTAGCTAGTGTCAGAGCATCTGTATCAACGGACTTTGTATAGTTAGGAGTTGCAAAAAGACCTCCTTTACCTCTCTCATATTCTGATATTGTTATAGCACCGCTTGGAGCAGTTGCCCTTTGCACTTGAGCTAGTCTTGTGAAGATGCTATCATTATTTACAGAAGCACCAGCCGTTACTTCTAACATCCTATAAACTTCTGCTTGATTTATTAATCTGTTTTTTAGTTGTTTATTGTAATTTTTGTCTTGTAATCCAAGGAACACAACAGTATTTAAGTCGCCTGTTTCATTAAATAGAGCATTACCGGCACGAGGTGCATCGTACTTAGTGCCCCCAGCAAACCAGTCATATATACTTCCATCTATACTACTCTGAACTAATTGAGCACTTGGGATAAGGTTGTAGTTGTTTTGTAATCTAATATATGGATCAGAGGAAATGTAAATGAAATTAAATTCTATATCCCAGTTGTCATTATCTCTTTTCTCTTTTTCCCCTTTAGATTTATTATCATTCTTTCGTATCTCATCTTTCGCATCTTGAAGTGCTGTGTTAAATTCATTGTAAGCATCTGAGTATTCATACGTTGGGGTATATAAAGTGTATGTAAAGCTTATCCCATCAGCAGTGATTCCAGTTTTTGTGCTTTCTGTATATCCTGTTAGATATGCAGGAAAAGGATTCTCAATATTTGATAAATCGGTTCCATAAATATTTATAATGTCGCTTGCATTACCTATATATATCTCGTTTGGGAGAGAAACAGTTGTTGGTTTTGCTGTGTTTGGTATATTTGAAATACGGTCCTGTATACTATTGTTTGTTATATCTGAAGGAGATAGATACTCAAACTTATCCGAATCGACTGTTCCACCTCTTCCTGCATCTCCATACGAACCACCTGAACCTCCTCCTATATTGCCTCCACCTCCACCATCATAAACAACATTACCAGACATAATCTCTATGCCTTATCTAATATTGTAGCTGAAACAGCAAAAGTTGCATCATCACTAGGGCTATATGTACCGACTATAGAAGAGTAGTTTCTATTAATCATATCAAAGTATGTTGTCCACATGCTTGCACTCACAACAAAACCACCAATACCTAAATTTCCTATAGTATCACTATAATTTTCAAGAGTTTTTAGTCTGTTGTTATATATTACAGAGTAGCCTAACTGCTTCGTTTGCTCTTCAACAAAAAGAGTATCTTTAGCTATTTTTTCAGCCTGTTGTTGATAAATTGATGGGGCAGTATTGCTTGTTGTAATAGCACTTGTTATAGTACCTATAGCGTTTACTACTGCTATAGTATAATCGTTTGTTTTATTTACAACACCAAGAGAGTCTGTGTAAGTGTATTCTATAGAAACTATACCATTTTTTATTTTTTCTGATAGCTCTTTTTGATTTAAAACACTTCGCTCAACTATCTTATTTAAAGCAGCTTCTTTTGACTGAGCATCACGAACCGCTGTTGAGCTTGCTATGTCTAAAGCTTTTTTAACTTCTGTGTCTTGTTGTAAAACGCTCATATCTATCTGCTCTTGTTTTACAAGTAAGTCTTTATCTGACTGAGCATCACGAACTGCTGTTAAGCTTACTATGTCGAGAGTCTTTTTAGCTTCTGTAGCAATCTGTTTATCTATGAGCTGACCTCTCTTCAGTGAGTCGTGAGCATTGACACTTGAGTTCATTGCTGATGTAATAGCAGCACCGGATATAGTTGCAAAAGCCTCATCTTCCATGTTTGTATCTTTATAAAGCGTTGTAAGTTTTGCTATTGTCTTTTCTAAGAATGTATCAAATATATTCTCTATCTCTTTCGTGATAATTGTTGCCATTATGCAACTCCTTGTGTTGTTTTAGTATCAGTGTTTGTCAAGCCTGTTGCATCTGCTGTATCTTCTATGCTTACATCAGAGTAAGAGTGTGTGTGTGCTGTATAGTTTTGAGTACTTATAGTTCCATCTGTGTTAAATACTATACCAAATAGCAGTGCTATTGAGTCTATCTTACTGTTGATAAGTGTGTCTATATCTGTAAGGGTCTGTATGGAAGCATTAATAGCTGCTATGTCATTTGCATTAGTAGTAGCTTGAGTATTTATATCTGTAATAGATGTATTTATAGCTGCTATGTCATTTGCATTAGTAGCAGCTTGAGTATTTATATTTGTAATAGATGTATTTATAGTTACTATGTCAGCACTATTACTATCTATAGAACTACTAAGTGTACCTACCGTTGTATTGTTTAAAATATCTATTAGAGCTTGAAGTCCAGCAGATTTAACTATAGAAATCCTAGATAACTTATCTGATTGTGAATTTTTCATTTATAAAACCTAATCTTATTGAGGATGATGCATGAAGTAGCTTTATGCTACTCCTACATACTCTATGTGATTTCCATCTGGAAGTGTGTTTTCTCTTTCTGCTCTTGCTAACGAACCCATTAAATTGTTTCTCCACTTAAATCCTGTTCTTACTTTTATTCCCATTTCAAACGCTATCGCATGACAAGCTCCATCAAATTGACCCCATCTGATATTGTCTTCACTTCCATCATCTGCATACATATTTACACCTTTTGGTAAAGGTAGCATATCTATTGCATATCCAAATCCGTCTTCTCTTTTTTGGTGTGCGCTCTTTTTTTTATACCCATCTTTAGAACTAAGTCCATCTAAAAACTTTTTGTGTTGCTCTTCATCTGTTCTCACTCCTGATACCATTCTCAAGTCCATGATGTTGGCTAGTCTAAACGCGAACTCTTGCATTATTGGAAGTACGTCTAAAAGTACTTTTAACGATTTTCTTGAGTATGGATATACTGTTGTCTTGTTTCTCTCTTGCAGTTCATTGAAGTTCATCTTTATCCCCTTGCTTTATCAGCGTTTGCTTTTGCATCTCCAAAGTAAAACGATAGCACTTGCGCCGATTTTACAGTTGTTCCACCAGCTATCAAAGTGAATATACTGTTTATTTCTCCATTTGTTACTGATAAGTATAGCAAGTACATATCCATTACGAATGCACTTGCTACTGTAAATATTGCTATCATACTTCCAGTGCTTCTTACTAACCAATCCGCACTACTTTGCACTTTTATACTCATATTCCGTGCATCTGCTCTATCTTTATACATCGCGTTTAAAGATTTTATTCTTTCATCTGCATCAAGAGTTTTTAGCTTTAGTAGAGCATCAGGATTATTTCTCAGTTCTCTTTCTATTGACTTTGGATCATCTTCAACTCCTAAAAGTCCTGCTACCATACTTCCTACTGTTCCACCTATTGGACCACCTAAAAGTGATCCTGCTATTGGTGCTACTGTTCCTACTATTTCTTTTATGTTTTCCCACATTATTTCCCCTTTTTAATCTCATCAAATGTAGCTTTTGCACCTAATTTTTCAGTTATTATTAGTTCAATAAGATAAAAACTTCTAGTGCCTTGATGTCCTATAAAACCACTGACCGCAACTGCTAAAAGGTCGTTTGCCCCATAGCCGATTAGTCCTAGATAAGCTAACATTGTTAAGCCTATGTTTACAAACATATCCATAAAGAAAAGAGATATTTTTTTAAGTGTAGAATATGTTTTCATATCCCTTCTAAGAAAACTTAAAACAGCACCCCATATACCAGCCAAAAATGCAACTAACGTTGAAATCATATTTATATCGTTAAAGTTATTGTATGACATTTTTAGTACCCTACAAGTGCTTTAAGAGATGTTCCCTTTGATGTACAAGTTTTAACATAAGTATCATAAGTGACTCTCTTTGCATCATCAATTGCTCTTCTACTAATTCCAATTTCATCAGAAAGCGTGTAATTTTTAGATATTTCAGATGCAACAACTTCTCGGATTCTTTTCAACTGTGCAGTTCCAGATACCAATGTTTTAAACTCTGCTTGAGTTATAATAGTACACCCTATTTCACTAGCTTGTTGTGCTACTAAAGCATCAATGTCAGCTTCAAGTGTCGCTTCAATACTAACAACATCAACATCAAAGTAATTAACTTTGACTGTATCATCATCACCGCCTCTAAACTCTAAAACTGTATCAGGTTTCTGTATCTTGTTATATTTTACATATCTAAACATTTTCGACTCCTAGTCGGTATTAAATTTTTATAATAAGGCATATAGTTTTCAAGTATATTTTTGAAATAACTCAAACTTTTTGTACCTTTTGCATGACCGATTAAAGATATAATCGAATCGACCTTTTGTTTTTTTGTTGCTCTTTTGAACTTGTATAAAGAGTGCTTTCTAACAAACTTTACATTTTTCCATGTCCTATATCCGACAAAGTTAATACCTCTTTTTATCTTCTGTATATGCCAATGAGATAATTCAAGATTTAATTTGTCCTGTACAAACTTCTCACACTTCTCTTTTGCTATTTTTGCTTCATCAAGAGTGAGACCGATGAGCACAAAATCATCTACGTAACGAACATAGCTTTTTATTTTAAGTTCTCTTTTTACAAAGTGATCCAACTCGTTAAGATATATGAGAGAATATAGCTGACTTAAAAGATTACCAATTGGTATGCCAACACTAGAACTATCATCTTCTGTAAACAGAGTCATAATGTCTATCATTTGTTTATCTTTTATTTTCTTCTCAAATAACTTTCTAAGTATTCCTCTATCTATAGAGTAAAAAAACTTTCTAATATCAAGCTTGATAAAGTAAAGATTTCCATTATATTTCTTCATCTGAGTCTGGGTATAAACACTACACTTATGAGTTCCACCATTTTTCCTACAAGCAAAGCTAGTATCTATAAATGACTTATTGAAAATATTATAAATCACTCTATAAATAGAGTGCTGCACTACTAAATCTCTAAAATGAGGTGCCTTAATAACTCTCTCTTTTGGTTCATAAACTGTAAAAGTTCTATACTCTCTAGGCTTATATGAAAAACACTGTAACTCTTCAAATAAGTTATCAATGTTTTCACCTATGTTTTTTTCAAATAAATATGTACCAACCTTATTTCTCTTACCCTTTCTAGCTTCTAAATAAGCTTTGTAAAGGTTCTCTTTTGTAAAAGCAAGCTGGTACAGTCCACCGTATCTTTTCGAGGTATTTGGAATTTCTAGTCCATACTTAATATTTCTCATACTCTAACAAATCTCCTCTTTAAAATTTCGCTTATAGCTGGACTCTACATCCCTTTGTTCCAATTTTATCTTTAAGATATTTCAGGTTAGAACGAAGTCGAAACCACCAACATTGTTGTTCGAATTAGCCGAATAATTGTTCAAATTAAGAGCGAAAACCCCAGCATTGGAAGTGTTATTCCAATTCCCACCGACAATCGGCACGAGACACAAATCATGTTAATGCAGTAGCCCATTGAGTTTTATGTAAACTCGTTTGTCTTTCTTAGCTTGTTTATCCAAGCACCTATAATCCTACCTATCTCATCAATAAGTTGAGAGATAGCTAAAAATCTATGTTCAGGTCGTGCAAGTTTAGAGTTTTTAGAACCATCTTTAAATGCAAAATATCCGAGTTCGTTCGCTAGGATTATCTGCATTCTAAGCTTCTCGTGTTCTATATCAAGAGAAGTAAGTGAACTCTTTTTATAGTATCTCTTTTGGCACTCTGTTATTAAGTCATACACTCTGTAAGCTGTATTTCGTATATCATTAGAGAGTGCAAATTTTTCATATCGTGGAAAATGATTGAGATACACATTAAGTAACTTCATCATTTCCACAAACTTTCTATTTAAAGAAACTTCACCTTTGCTTACCCCGTTCACTATCGTTCCCTACTACAAGGAAACAGAGGCGAAACCACCAACATTGTAGTTCGAAGTAGCCGAATAATTGTGCAAATTAAGAGCGAAAACCCCAGCAGTGGAAGTGTTATTCCAACCCCCACCGACAAGCGGCACGAGACCATGTCTCATATATTTGTAAATATAGTCATTCCCAAATATAGTAGCTCCAGATGCACTTGTTCCTGTTGGAGTTGGAATTCCAACACTTCCAGCTTTGTATGCTATTGAATTTGTATCTGTAGAAAAGTTAAGAACAGTCTCTGCTCCATTCCCAAAATAAGTACTTCCAGTATTTGAATCAATCATTCCAGTAAGATTTAGCAAATCATATTTAGAATCATCAAGTAGATTTACACTTGTAAGATCATGTGGATTCACAGAAGTTTTTAAAATTCTGAAATATCTTGAACTATAAACTCCGTCAGTAGACACGATAGCTCTTTGAAGTACAGTTCCTACTGTAAAGTTATTGCCATCAGTTACTGCGGTTACTGTATAAGCAGCAGTGTTATAAGTAGAGCCACTAGATGGTGTACCACCGAAGTAAATTACATCATTAATTGCTAAACCGTGGCTAGGCATAGATACATCTTTTGTATTTATTGCACAAGTCGCATTATTTTTTGCTAAGTATGTAAGTCCTGTTACAATCTTCCACATATTTCCGTTCATATCTGCTATACCGGAGTTCTGACCATTGTGTGTTGTCTTTGCAAAGTTTGAACCACTACCTGTCAAAGCACAGTTTGAATAGCCGCTACCGGTAAAAGTTACACTTGTATCATTTACATCGTGTAAAGCATTTCCAAGATTTCCTTTTGGAAAAAATGGTGCAACATCATTAAATGCACATAGTGCAGAAGATGCACCACTTTGCGACTGAGCAAGTGCTAAAAGTTGTAGTGCAGTCCATTCAAATATAGTAGTTGCTTTGTAGCCTGCTGATTTACAAGCATCAACAAATCCACCATAATTATTTGATGGAGCAGATAATAGATTCCCAATAGGGTTATGTGAAGTTGATGTTGATACTGGGTCGATATTTTGTTTAGAAACAAGTTTTCCACCAACATTACCAGCCATGTATTTAAAGTGTAAAAATCCATTTGGCGAGTCGTAAAAAGCACGAGGTTTTACATATCCACTTACATATATAGGGCTAGTAGTAATACTATTTCCAATCATTTTGAAGAAAAAAGGAGCAATATACTCAAATACACTTCCATTCAAATCTATCACACAACCATAATTTGGATGAGCAACATCATCATGACTAGATAGTTTCATATACCCAGCTGGAACTAACTCATCGTGCATTGCAGATACACCATATCCCATTGTTCCTGGAACACCTATATTGTATGCTGTATCTTCTGGTAAAATATCAAAGTTGATATCGACTAATTTTTGTAAGCTTGCCCCTGCAAAGCTTAACTGTTCAAGGTCTGTACTTGTGCCAGCAACTTCTTCAATCCTACTGACAAGTGTATCTCTTGTGCTTTTTAAACCCATCTGTAACTCCTTAATTTTTTGAACAGTTTTAAGACTTGTCTTTGGTCATCATTTCTATAAATTTAAGCCTATGCCGAAAGTCTGCATTTTAAATCTTCGTGCAACTTTAAATGTGTCAGAGTAAATAGTGTTTACTTGATTATTAATCTCATCAACTTTTTTGTTTTTATACACTTCAATTTCATCTATTTTTATAACTTTATAATCATTTAATTCTAGTTCTTTTGTGGCTTCGTAGTTATCTAGCTGATTCTCTTTTGTTGTTGTGTGAGTGTCTAGTTCTACTTTTTTGGCAGTGTTGAAAGTGTCTAGTTGAGTCTCTTTTGTTGTAGTGTGAGTGTCTAGCTCTACTTTTTTAACAGTGTTAAAATCATCTAATTGAGTCTCTTTTGTTGTGGTGTGAGTGTCTAGTTCTGCTTTTTTAACAGTGTTGAAATCATCTAATTGATTCTCTTTTGCTACAGTGTGAGTATCTAGTTCTGCTTTTTTAGTATCATCAACATAGTTATCTAATACAACTTTTTTTATATTTGTATGTTTATCTAAATCAGATTTTCGTATCTCTGTTGTTTCATCTAATGCTTTTACTTTACGAACTTCTATATCTTTTATATATGTAAATTTTTTATCTACATCATAAGCATTTTCTTCTACTTCTAGTAAGTATCTATGAGTTTTTGTTTTAGTAGCATGAACATCATCTACTATTCCAGCAGTGTGAGTGTCTAGCTCTGCTTTTTTCGCAGTGTTAAAAGTATCTAGTTGAGTCTCTTTTGTTGCAGTGTGGGTGTCTAGTTCTGCTTTTTTCGCAGTGTTGAAAGTGTCTAGTTGATTCTCTTTTGTTGTTGTGTGAGTGTCTAGTTCTGCTTTTTTGGCAGTGTTGAAAGTGTCTAGTTGATTCTCTTTTGCTGTTGTGTGAGTGTCTAGCTCTTTAAGGCTAGAAATAACTTTTGCACTAAATGAAATTATGTTTTTGTTTATAATTGCTATTTTTGATGCTGCTCCGCCTGCCAAGTCTGCTGCTACTGCATTAACATTTTTTATAAAACTCATTTTAAAATCCTATTTTTGATAAATATTGATCCATCATTTTCATGATGTCTATTGTTGCTGTGCCATTTATTACATCATTCGCGTAGTATTCATATAATTGCACGATATCTTTTTCTACTTTTGTAAAGTGTGGATTTTCCCCCGAGAAATAAAAGTCTAGTTTTTTAGTAAATAGTGGGGAGAGTGATTTATTATCCTGATTGATTATCCCTTTATAACAAGAGAGTTTAAAGAGTGATATTAGGTCGTGAGTGGAGGAATCATCATTAGTGGGAACTCTAAAAGTAAAACTTAGTTCGCTATTGAGTGTTATTTTATAGAAGTGGAGAAAGTCTACCAAATCACTTTCAAGTAATTTTACTTCGATGATGGTAATGTTTTCTATTATTATACTTTTATCAAGACTGTAACCACTTGTGGTTGCTTGTAGTTTACCAATACTATTTATAAGTTCAAGTTTTATTTTTGCACCAACAACTAATCCAAACTTTGAAACATCTAGTCTTACTTTCCTCATAATCCACCTTTAATTATTAAGAAAATATTAACCATAAAAAAGTATGTAAGTGGTATGTGGATTTATAATGTTTAAATTCTAAACTTTCCAAATCTCTGTTTATGAGAATGTTTTTGAATTTTTATAGTGTTCATATCTTTTATTATTTTAGGAGATACAAAGTCGTTTACTACCACATTCGCGATAGTTTCCATGCAGTCATCTTCTTTGGAGTCTTTTTCAGGATGAAAACCTTTGTACTCGGTTCTTACTTGTTCTTGTCCTGCTCCGCCATTAACAAGTCTTATTTGATGGTTTTTTAAGTAGGTGATACTCTGGTCTATTTTTTGGTTTTTGCTTATCTTTGTTTTTGGATTAAAGAGGGTAATCCTATTTGTAAGCATGGGTTGTCCTGCTTTTTTGAGTTCTAAGTTTACAACTGCTATTCTCTTTTTCAGATACTGCTCTGTAATTATCCCCCCACCGCTTGACTCCATGAATACAGGTACACTATTGTTTGCTATCATAATTTCTATTATTTTATTTATAAACTCTTCATTGCCCCAAACACCGAACCAAGTACCATACACATTAAATAGTTCTGTTTTTTCTATGCTTAGAGCAACACCCACTACAGATATTGCTCTATTATCGGCTGTCTCTTTAGTGCTTTGAGCAGGGTCTATGCTTATGCACTTATTATCATCTGTAAGCTCCCACGATGCAATAGTCGTAAAGTCTTCATCTTTGACGTAACCGGTTTCTATTGTTCGAGGGTCCTGCATATACTGAGAGTACCAGTCCTCTTTCATTACCTCTTTTTGAGTCTCTAAAGCTTCTCTATTTTCAAAGAGTGGATTAAGTGGTTCATGTGATTCTCGTTTATAATAAAAATCAAAAAACTCATAAATAGTCTCTCTAGGCTCTATACCTGTAAGATTTATGTGTGTCCATAAGTCTGGCTCTTCATCAAGCAGATAGCCTACCAAATCTTTCTCGTGAAGCCGCTGCATAATGACTATAATGGCAGGGTTAGGATTTGACTTTCTTAGTCGTGTACTCGCAGTACCGGTATAAAACCGAATGGTATCATCTCTCGCAGCCTTTGAGTTCTTGTCAAAAGCTTTCATAGGGTCATCTATGATAAGTATGTCAGAGTGAAAACCAGTTACGCCGCCAGCGATAGTAGTCGAGAACATACCGCCATCTTTTTTTCCATTTTTATCTAAGTACCATTTTTGGTCGGCAGTTTTGTTAAGCTTCTTTTCTCCGAACACTTTTTTATAAGCGTTAGAAGTTATCATACTTTTTACATCTGCAGGGGTTTCAGTTGCTAACTCGTTTGAGTACGAAGCGTATATAAATCGCATCCAAGGATTGTTTCCTAAAGCCCAAGATATTAAAGCCTTTACCGCAAGTTCCGTTTTTCCATAAGATGGGGGTATGTTTATTATGAGTCGTGTAGTTTCTCCGGTAAGCACTTTCATTAAAGCGTTGCAAAGTAGCTCGTGATACCACGCTTCAAGAAAAGTAACCTCGTGATACTCCTCAAACATATAACGAACATAGTGTAGCAATGACTTCTTAGCAAGAGCAAGAACAACAGGTTCCGCTTTTTTCTTTGCTAATGCTTTTTTTATTTCACTCATGTGCTAAAATGGAATCTCATCTTCATTTACACTCTCAACAATAACAGGTATATCTTCGCCATCTTGCTTTTTATATGTCTGAGCACTCTGGGTACTGTTTGTATAGTGTGATTGTGCTGGTTGAGAGTAGTCACCGCTTTGAGTAATTGCACTTGGTCTATATGGTTTAGCTACAACGTTGTAAAGATGGTTTTCATCTATTTTCTTATCATCATCAACTGCAAAAATGGTGAAGTAGATGTTTTTATCAGATATAAAAGGGTCAAAAAGTTTCGCTTTTTTATAATCAAGTCCACTATCACTCACTGCGTTTCTGATGTCTCCAACTATTTGTGATGGTAAAGACTCTCCACGGTTAGAGAAGTTATGCCAAATGTGATAATCAGGATACTCCTCTTTACCAGCAACAGGCTGTGATAAAACATTTCCATCTTCATACTTATTTTTATTCACGCTTATACTAAACTTTTTACGAATACTAATCGTTCTAATATCTAAAACTAAAATAGGGGACTTCTTCCCATCCTTCACAAAACTATCTCTATAAACTCTTCCTATATTTGACATTATAGGACCTCCCAATCATCACTTAACATATCTATTTGACTTGCTAACCACGGGACTACATTGTCTTGTGTAGTTTTCATTGCAATATAAGAACTTGATGGAACATAAAATAGAAACATCTTTTTACCATTCCATATTTTTCTAGTAACTTTTTTACCTTGTTTCAAATATGTAATTGCATCTCCAAACGATAAGTTACCACTCTCTTTATAAGCATTTTCAAACTGCTCTTTAGGACTCCATGAGACATATCCATTATATTCTTTAGTGTTTGGCTCTCCACCATCTAAGTATTCAACTAAATATCCATCATCTGAACCATTTTCATCATCTGGCAATTTCCATCCTCTAAATAAATTATAATCTAATCTATTCATAACTTTTGCTTTTACAATCTTTGTTCCAATAAACTGTTTCATGTTACATCTCCTTTTTCTAGTCTAGCTTTTCTTTTTTTTCTTAACTTTTTTTTCTGTGTTGCAATCATAACTATTTTCCTTTTTAATTTTTCCCGAGGGAAACTCTATGTATAAGCTCTCTTAAAACTGCGGCATATCGTATGTCGGAGCTTCAACATCTGCTGGCATCTCTTCATAAACAGTCACTACAGCTTTTTGAGGTGGCTTTCTGTACTTATCAAGTGCCTTGCCTGCATTGCCATGCTCATCAACTTCAACTCTATAGAAGTCAGCTGTTTGTGGTACATACATAAGTGTTTGGATAGGGTGCTTATGAGTATCTTTGTTTTTGGTCCAAATAACATTTCTCATCTCATCAGTAGGATCTTTTGGGTTAGTCTTTACAAGATGAAACCAAACGTAAGCTTCGTGGTCAGCATTCATACTTCCCTTAACACTGATGATGCTTGATTTTAAGTCTTCTTTAGAACTCTGTACAACTATAATGATAGGAACTTTTAACTCTTTGCTCAGTTTTCCAAGTCGTGAGAACATCTCAGATATTCTTCTCTCATCTGTTTTAAGGTCTGGGTGATTATTTGTAATTCTCATCATAGAGTCTAGTGCTACAAGCTTGATTCCATATAACTTATGCTGTAGTCTTATCTCTGCAATAATCCCACCGACATCATAAATGTCATCAAATGTGTGGATGTTCTCTATGTCACCTTCAAAGTTTCCATCCTGTTGTTGCTGCTCGACATTTTCATCATAAAGCTCTTGCCCAAACTCCAAACTTCCAAACATTACAGGATCCTCTATCGATACATTTTCTATGATACGAGCAAGTATGAAGGTTTTTCCAGTCTGCTTTTTACCACTTATGAACATTAGCCCCTCATTTCTTATGCCACTTTTCCCATGCTTATCTGTAAGAACTGTATCTATAAAGGGAATTTTTGTTTTTAGCCTTTTAACTGGAGGTTTTGATTTTCTAATCGCTCGCACTTCGCTAAGTCTTCTTGTGGACTTTCCCTTGTTTAAAAAAGAGAAGTCATCAAGTGCGTTTTGAAGAGTTTGAGTGATAGCTTCGCTACTTAAACTTTCATCACTAAGCAGCTTAGGAAGTTCAAGACTCAAAAGAGTAAGCATATCTCTATGATGAACCTCTTTAAGTGTTGCTATGTGTTCCATGACTATGGTTTGTGGCACCTGTGTCTGACTCATAACATTAAGCATTATCTGCTCAGGATGCTCAATGCCTGCTTTTTTCATATAACTCAAAATAGTGTGGTCGTCAAATGCTATGTCACCATCATAACAAACATTCATAACTTCAAACATAGCTCTTTGAGCATCGTCTTTAAACCACTCTTTATTTATACCGCTAGTCATAACAATGTTTAAATCTAGCTCTCCAAACTCATTAGCACTAAGTATAGATGCAAGTATGAGTATTCGTATATTTTCTATATTTTCCGTGTTTACCATTTTTAAGCTCCCTCTGCTTCAAAGCTATGGCTCTCTATCCATGCGTTTATTTTCTTTCTTGAGTAGTATATAAAGCCGCCCACCTTAGAGTATGGTATAGTTTTTTCACTACGATATTTTGCTTGAGTGCTTTTAGCTATTCCAAACTCAATAGCTAAAGTGTCGGTGTTTAGCCAGTCAATATTGCTCATTAGTAAAATCCTATTCTGAAATCGCCAAGCATTTTTAATTTAATATCTGGTTTTGATAATTCTATTAGAGTTGCGCTAAATGGCTGAAAGTAAGTAAGTAAGTATTTAAGTTCTGCATCCATTTTAATAAAGTACTGACCAGCAACTTCTAAATACTCAAAAAGATTTAGTTGTGGATTAGCTTTCATGAGTTTTATCCGTTTTTTTATATTGAGTCTATCTGTAGATATTTTATCTGCAAGAACACCAACTTGAACATAATCATCCAAGTTAGTTACTATTTTTTGAGTTTCTTCATCAAGCAAGTATCTGTAAATATATGCTGTTCGATTAATTGTAACTATGGATTCATTGTGCTGTTTTCTTAATTTATATGATAATGTTTTTGCACCCGAAATATCATCAAGTTCTTTAAGTAAAACAAGTCCATCAAGAAAGCGAATCATATTAAAGCTTCACACCAGCAATAGTGCCACTTTCTGCATCATTTGCTTGATTGTATTTTTTATAGTTACGAAGCCATGTTGAAAATGCTCTCAGATAGTTAATGAACTTTGTCCCTTTGGAACCATGATGATCGACAAAGCTACCGAACTCTTCAAAGGAAATATTTTTCGTGACACACATTTTTTTAGCATGAACTTCTAAGAGTTGATAATACTCTGGTTTAAGGTCTGATAGTTTTGTAGGGCGGTTTAAATCAAAGAGTGGTTTCTTTTTTTGTTTCTGACTTTCAGCCAAAATAGTTTCACCGCCATTTGCGGAACCAGTGGACCTTGTGATATACGACATTGCCTTATCTGTAAAAGCATAAGCAGGCTGTCTGTTTGTGCCGCTATAGATAATGAGGTCTACTTCTTTTAGTTCTACGATAGCTCGACTAAGTGTTTTAGTAGTTTTAATAAAAAGTGGGATTTGTTGGAGTATAAGCTCTTGATGCAATATATAATGTCTTTTGTCTTCATAAATAACAATCTCAATATAATTAAGTGCCATAAGCTGCTTTATAGCCTCAAAGACTAAAACAGCATTTCCACTAATCTTCTCAATCCGACCCATCTCTTGGTTTGCATAAAGGTTATAAAGCATTAATTATTTTCGCCGCCATTTGTTTTATTTTTTTCATATTTTGAATGAAATGTATTTTGTTCAATATAAGCATTTACTTGTTCAGCCGTGAATGTAAAAGTATGTCCTACTTTCAAATAAGATATTTTTTTATTACGTATCGCTCTATCGAGTGCAAGTGTTGTTATTCTTAGTATCTGAACAACTTCTTCTTTTTTCATTGGAATTTCAAAAGTTTTAGTGATAGATTTAATTTCCATGTTTAAGCCCCTAATGTGTCATTTGTTGTATAATATATAAATATAGTTGCAATTATATACTTATTGAGTGATTATGTCAATAGGAATCAAACTATTAAAGGATATTAAATGATAAATGTACCCCTAGAAGAACTCAGAGCGAGTTTAGAACTTAATAAAAAAGATTTTGCACATGAGCTTGGAATAACACAAAATAGTTATACTCACTATATAAATGGTACAAGAGAAATACCATCAAACATATCAAAGCTCATCAGAAATAAGTATTCAGTATCTATCGACTGGTTACTTACAGGTAATGGAAATATGAAGCTTAGTGAGTCAGAGATACTCCTAAATGATATATCTAAAATAGAACTAGCTTTTAACTCTTCCATAGATCCACTACTTTTAGAAAAGATAAGTAACTCTACTAAAATGCAAGAACTCATTAATCTACTGGAGTATGCTCCAGATAAATTTATGGAGCAGATAATAGTGAGACTAAAAGAGTTCCAAGAGATGGCAAAGATATAAGAAAAAAATGCTGTATATACTATTCTTTTTTATAAAAGAATAGGTATTATATATAGAGAGGACATTTTTACCTTAATCAAATTAAGTTATTGAGGACATTTTTACCTTAATAAAATTAAGTATTATTCTCAGTATGTTCCAATTTAGAACTAGCTAGATTTGCTCCAAAACTGTTTTTGAAGTAGCTGCATAATTTACTAAAAATATTTTACTCCCTGGTGTTTTCTCCGCAATTTTAAAAAAAAATACGACCCCCCCCCATTGCGATAAGTCGCCGCCATTTGAAAATTTTTTATGAAAAAGTGATCTTGAGAAACTTACTTTCAGGCTTTAAGAAATAACGCTCTTTTGTGAACTTACAACTCAAATATGAATTTTCATCTAGCACTTCTCTCATATGTAGTTCAGACAGAAGTACACTTGGGGAAGTACCCTCCCCACCGCTCATACAGAACATAAACGAGAAAAAGCACGACACCAACATCTACTATCAAATAGCAATCCACCACCACATAATAAGCACCATTAACCTACTACACCATTAACCTACTGCAGAAAGAGCAAGCACTTCGACAAATCACTCACACTATCACATAAACGACCTCATAAGCTCTAACCTTAAGCCATATTCCACTAAAATAAGGCTTAAACCTTAAAGAGTGGACTAAACTTAAACATTTGCACTCCCACCTTAAAATAAATATATTAAAATAAATAAATAAATATGTTTAGACCACCTCGACCAATTTTCCCGAGAGTGCTAAAAAAGTTGAGGACCACTCATCATGTCATAAAAATGATGCAGTTCCATCAACTCTAAGAAAAATAAACGCTAATCCGAAATCCGAAACCTACGGAAAATCTCCAAAAAACCAACTCACTTACTAATTCCCTCCGTAAAAACAGAGTTCTCACGGAGTCAAACTCTCAAATCCTTTGAAGTTCAACTCTTTTATATAATAGCTATCTCAAAAAAATCTTTCATACTCATAAAAACCGAAATAACCAAAAAAGAGCCAAAAAATTTTCAAATGGCGGCGAGTTTTGTGGTGGTGGTGGAAAGGTGCGGCTCGTCGGTTCGGGGGATTTTTTTGCTTGTTTGTGGTGTTTTTGTGGTATTTGTATGGCTGTAGGAGGCTCTGTGAGGGCTTTTGTCTGTGCTAGACATACATTTGTATGCCTAAAGAGTTTCTATGGTTAAAACTTAATGTTTTTGTAAAATATATTCAGCTATTTCATTTTCTCTAACTTTTTTTTCTCTTTATCTCTATCTTCATCATAACCTAGCCCATTGAGATTTGCTAGTTCTTCGTGGCGTTGTCTTTGATCTACATTATCTAGCCTATCGTAGCTAGTTAAGTCTTTCTTGGCTTGTTTTATAGATGCTACATGTATTAATCTGCTTTGAGTATCTTTAGCAGCATTAGCTAAAGATACTTGAGTATTTATAAACTGTGTCATACATGAACTATATTTATAGAGCTCTTCATTGTAGCGGTGAACATCTCTGTTGTCGGTAATGAGCTTTAGTTTTATAGGTCTGACACATTCACTTCTTATAACTGTGGTTTCTTGCGGTTGTTCACCAGACTTATCTTCATACATCCAATCCATAGTATCGCTACAGAGTGTGCTTGTAAAGAGTAGTGCTATACTTATAGTTACTATTTTAATTAACATCATACCAACCTACAAGTTCATTTTCTTTTTTAAGAACTTCTACTGCACCTGTAATCTTATTAACTCTAACTTTTTCAGCTATAAAAGTTTCGTAAACGCCACCAGACCACAAAAACATAATAAACAATAATACTATTGCAAGTATATACTTCATTATAGAGTCTATATTCATGACTCAACCCCTCTAACAGCTTCTTGGACTTCAAGCAGCTTAGTTATTTTTTCTATATCTAAATCGTTTTTTTTGCAGAATGCACCGAGTTTTACTATTTCTAGTAGTTTCGGTTGTTTCGTGCTCCATCCACTAATAGTGTTCTCGTTTTTGTCTATAAAATTTGATATGTCTTTAATTGTTAGTTTTTCTATTTTCATGCATAATAGTAACGAAAAAGCTCCTATTTTGCAAGATAATGCATTAAGATATTGTGAATAAGAAAGATTTTAATATGTTATTAAGTTTCACTATGGCAAGATTATGAAATAATACTTTCATATAAGAAAGATTATAAAAGGAATGTAAAATATGAAAGGCATAGTCAATATAGAGAAAAGAGTCATAGGTGCGATTGAGACAAACGCAGTAAATGCAAGAGATTTACATAAATCTCTTGGGGTTAAACAAGATTTCTCTGACTGGATTAAACGACAACTTAAAGTTTTAGGACTTGAAATTAATGTAGATTATATCCCGCTCCCCCTAAAAGAGGAGCGGAAGAAACAGGGCTTTGTGGCTGGTGCAAACAAAATTGATTACATAATAACAACCGACACAGCCAAACACATAAGTATGGCTTCACGAACTCAAAAAGGTAAAGAAGTCCGTGACTACTTCATAGCAGTTGAGAAAGAGTATATGGCAACTGCAAACGCAGGCGGTGCAGAGATACTAAATCAAATCATTCCCGTACTGCAGCAGATGATGCAAATGATGAGTGTCATCTTAAAGAACCAGGAAGAGCAAGTATCTAAAAATCTTACACCCGAACAACTTGGAAAAATTCGAGGTGCTGTAAATGAAACTAAAATCCCAGTACAAGCATTTTTTTATAAAGAGTGCGAGAGTGAAGTAACTAAAGCAATCTATTCTAAACTCAATAACGAACTTGGTGTCCCATCATATATCTACATACCAGCTGCTGCGTTTGAAGAGGCACTAACTATCATAAAAGAAATACAGGATAAATATAAGAAAAAACTTCAAGACAGAAGAATGATGAAACTAGATCTTAGTATGGGAGAAGATGATGAAAAATAATACAGCAAGTAAAAAAACACTAAAAGATGTAGCAGCCTTTCTTAGAGTTGAGCAGATAATGCTTGACAAAGGGAGAACGACAACGATGAGAGAGTTCATTAGTGAGCAAAATATAGACAAAAGTTTTTGTATAAATATATATATCAAAAATTCTAAAATAAATACAGGAGGTAAGTAGTCATGGCTAAATTTATAAAAAAGAGTAGCACACTGTTCGAGAAGTTTGAACACAAGATGGAACAGTGGGCTGAGAGATTATTTTAAATAATAATTCATCAGATTATAAGTGTTGAAGCACTTATAATCGAATGAGTGATTATAACTAAAAAAGGAGAAATAGTGGAAGAAAAAAAATTATGTTGGAACTGTAAAGAGATTTTGACTCTTAGACAGATAGAGATAGAGTGCCAGGAGATGGCAAAATTTAAGTTGAGCGATACAGAGATTGAGGAGCAGAAAGAATATCTCATGTGTTCTGAGTGCAGTAGTGATAAACAGAGAATCCAGACTTGGAATGAAGAGTTTGATGAAGAAAATGAGAAATATTGGACGAGATAAGAAAACTTTTTATCAGTGAACATTTCGTGAAAGTGGGATTTGTTTATGGAACAAGATATATCTCAAAAAAGAATGGCGAAATTGTATCTTATGAAGAAGTAAAAAAATTTATAGAAAATGGAGAAACATAATGGCAAGACCAACAGGAACAGCACGACCAAAAAAGCCGATCCTCAAAAAAGAGTATGAGCGACTTATGAATGCTGCGCACAAGAGTATAACACTACAAGCGAGTTCTAAAGTAAAACTGCAAAATGCTTTTACACTTCTGTATCTCACTGGGTGTCGTATTAGCGAGATTATAGATGTAACGAAAGAGGAAGTAGTGCAGATGATACTTACAAATGAGCACTCCTTATCTAATGACACGAAGACAAAAACGACAAGGCTCATTAGCTTCGATAGTGATGGTGTTCAAGTGGAGATGTTAAGAAGAATGATGTTTTTAGACAATGGATATCTCTTTGCGAAAAACAACTCTGACAAGCCGATGACTGTAAGTGCTCTCAAGCTCAACATGAACTCTTTCATACATAGAGTGTTGGGAAATTTATATTCTACTCATAGTTTTAGAGCAGGCTACATCACCAGTGCTCATCAGCTAGGCTTATCGCTAGAGCATATAAGACAAGATATAGGACACAAGAGCATAAGCACTACAGCAAGATATGCAACAGTTACACACGAGGAAATTTCCCGAGGGAAAACTTTAAGAAAGTGGTAAAAACATATTTTAAGTGGGTGTTTTTCACATACCACTTAGTGTTTTTTATTATTATAGACTTACATATAAAATTAACTGAGGGGTTAGGAAAATGACAATAACAGTAGCACACACGAAAGGCGGAGTCGGTAAGAGTACTTTAGCTTGGCACTTAGCACACTCTCTAAAAGAGATAGGGAAAACAGTCGCGTTAGTAGACTTAGACTTCCAGCAGACTCTACACTTCATAAATGAGATACGAGGCTTAAATGACATAGAAGTCTTACAACCCACTACAGTAAGTGAAGTTTTAGAACTACTTATAACAAACGCAGATGCGAACAGACCGGACTTCTATATAGTCGATGTCGGCGGTTTCGATAGCGACATCAACAGAACAGCTATAGACTGCTCTCATAAAGTGCTCATCCCCATAAGCGACTCTGTTACGGAAGTTCTCGGTTTCAAAACATTTGAGGGCATCATAAATGAACTCATACTTGGAGAGACTGAGTTCAACATAGTACTTAACAACATTCATCCGCTCACTCGTAACTTTTCAATCATAAAAGAAGTAATAGGAAATAAATATAAACTCCTTGACTCTGTCATAAGAACGCGAAAGGTTTATAAAACAACTCTAGGAGTCGGCTCTAGCGTTTTTGACACAAAAAACGAAATAGCTAAAAATGAGATAAGGAGCTTGCGAGATGAACTTATCAGCGATAGATAAAGTAACCCACAACAAAACGCGGACGAATGGCATGGGTGATTTTGCAGAGTTACAACTTTCAAAGGTACACCCGAACCCAGACCAGCCAAGAAAGGAGTTTGAGACTGTAGCTTTGATGGAACTCGGTCATGATATAAAAGACAACGGACTACTCCAGCCGATTGTTGTAGTTAAACGCGGTGATGGCTATACGATAGTAAGTGGAGAAAGAAGATATCGTGCTCATAAAGAGTGGACAGACATGACTACCATCAAAGCACATATCATAAGTGTAGATGATGACAAAGTCTTAGAGTTGGCACTTATAGAGAATATTCAAAGGGAAGATTTAACAGACTTTGAAATTGCAGTTCATATAGGAAAGCTACAAGCTAGTGGAAATTATGAATGTAAGAGAGACTTAGCGAAGGCGATAGGAAAGTCACAGTCATATCTCTCTAAAGCTTTTGGATGCCTGCGACTAGACGAGAGTATTATAAAAGACTTAGAAGAAGCGAAGCACGACATAGGACTCTCTGTTCTTGAAGAGATATCAAGAGTTAAAGATAAACCGATGCAGCGAGAAGTTTATCGTATGTATCTCACTAAGTTCATTACAAGAGATGGCATTGCTGAGTACAGAGACTTGAAAATGACGAGTGATGAAGTACCAGAGGTTCAAGCTAAAGCTAAAGCTAAAGATAAAGATAAAAGAGTTGATGAGCTTTTAAAAGAGATAGAAGAGCTTCAAAAGAAAGAGTTATACATCATCAGTTATCAACATAAAAAAGGTGTACCGCATGGCGGTGGGCACAGATTAAGAGCGACTAACAGAGATGAAGCCCTGGAGCTAGGTCGTAAGCATTATCACGAAGAAGCAAAAGATAAAAAATATTTGTTTAAAGCAGTGACACTTAAAGAAAACAGTGATTTTTGTGATAATTTTGAAAGAGTGAAAAAAAAGAAGTGGATTATAAATGAAAGAGATGTTAGCGGAAATGAAGAGGATGGAAACTCTTGGTATACAACAGATTGTTATTTCCAATATTGGGAATTAAATATTCCTAATGACTTTCCAAAAGTCACTACTACACAAAGATACAAAATCACAATTGAGGAAATCTAAATGTTAAAAAAAATATGTAAATTTATTATATCTATTTTTAAAAAAAGAAAATGGGGAGAGAACTGATGATGACCAAGAGAAAAGCTTTAGAGATGTTTCGCTTGATGAGTGATGAACAGCTGATAAAGCAAAGAAATATAACATCTACATCAATGGACTACAAGAAAATAGAGACTAAAGAGTTTCTAATAAAAGCCATAGACTCTATTTTAAACAGAGAACAACTTACACATTTAGCAGTAGTTCCAGAAGCTGATATAAAGTTTGGAGAGATTTAATGCAAGAGACTAAACATCTCTACTCACTAAGAGGAACATACAAAGGTAAAGCTTATGAAGAAGTATCTAGAGACATGAGATATCTTCAAAGCTTTCTAACTAAACTGCTGCGAAATGATGCAACAGGTTTTATATGGAGAATTGAAAAATGAATATTAAAGAAACTCAGCAGGCTATAGTATTTTATGAAAATGCTATTGAAAATGCAAAAGCACATGTAGAATTTAAAATAAAAGGGTGTCTAAAGTATCAAGAGTTTAACAAAAAATGGTACAGAGTAGGTTCAGCTTGTTTCTTGCCAGGAAAGATGAACTTTGAATTTTATCATATTATTGATTGTGAGATAAATGATTATTTCGAGATAAAAAATGGTGAGATTTTTTATCTTGAAAACAGTGCAGACATTGAGAATATAGAAGAGATAGCGCAAGAACTACTCAGTATCGTTGGAAAGTTTTATGAGTAACAAATGAGAGTTTATCTTAGAGTCTTAGGATTGATACAGGGAACCCCACAAAACGGTCATGCAATCGCAAATCAGGAAAACACACTGAGTTTAGCGATAGCCAAAAAAGAGATAGATAAAATATTGGAGAAACGATGGAAGCTAGAAAAAGAAATGAGTTAGAAATAATGATAGAAGAGGCACATGAGATAGAAGCTACTGAGATAGAAGCTACAGATGTAGAACTGGAAGTTGAAGCACTTATGGAAGTGTTGGGGGTGATGATAGATGAGTTTGGATAACTATCTCAAACTAAAGACAAGAGAGATGAGCGACTTTCAATTTCTAAAGAGATAGATAAGAGGATAGAAAGATTCGTAGAATTAACTAAAGATGCTGGTAATAAAAAGATGGGTAAAGCGGTTAAAAAGAGATGGATGAAAATTAAAAAGAGTCCTAAGATAAAAGAGTAAGGCAAAGAGATGATTCGAGATTCTTCATTAGAAACTCTTAAAAGTCAAATAGATATAGTTGATATTTTAAGCGATCATATAGAACTTAAAAAAACTGGTGCAAACTTCAAAGCCTGTTGTCCTTTCCACGGAGAGACAACACCGAGTTTTGTGGTGAGTCCAGTAAAACAGATATGTCACTGTTTTGGGTGTGGCTATGGTTCAGATGCCATAGGGTTCATACAGGACCACAAAAAACTGAGTTTTGTTGAAGCGGTGCAAGATGTAGCGAACAGCATGAACTTCACACTAGAGTATGACAAAGAGTCAAACAAAAAGAACTACTCAAAAGTGATGGAGTTCATAAACTCTTACTATATCAGTCAGATGGAACAAGATACTCATAAGTATCTTATAGAAAGAGGAGTTACACACGAGAGCATAAAAGCTTTTGAGATAGGTCTAGCACCAAACTCCTCTTTACAGATACAAAGTATTACTCAAGAGATGTTTGGCATACCTGATGCAGTAGAGTGTGGGATTTTAGCTACGGATGATAATGGAAAGAGGTATGCTAGATTAACTAACAGAATATCGTTTCCTATACGAAACCATACAGGAAAACTTATAGGATTCGGGGGTCGCATACTGAGTGGAGATAGAGCTAAGTATTTAAACTCTCCACAAACGCCACTCTTTGACAAGTCGAGAAATCTTTATGGATACAACTTAGCAAAAGAACACATCTATAGAAAGGGAACTTTTACAGTAGTGGAAGGTTATCTTGATGTAGTTATGTTTCATCAAGCTGGTGTAAAAACAGCAGTCGCAACGATGGGAACAGCACTCACTGAGATGCACTGTAATATCATAGCGAAGTCACAAGCTAATGCTCTTTTGTGTTTCGATGGAGACAAGGCAGGAGTAGCTGCTGCGTTTAAAGCAAGCAAGCTCTTAAGTGCTCATGGAATTTTTGGTGGAGTTGTATTGTTTCCCGAGGGAAAAGACCCAGCGGACATGATAAGAGAGAACAAGAGAGATGAGTTGTTTGAGATGATGAAGCATCCGGTACCACTTATAGAGTTTGCCATTAGTCACATAGCGAGTTCTTACAACTTAAGCGAGCCGAGCAAGAAGCAAGAGGCACTTAGTGAAGTAATGGCGTTTACAAAAACTCTTACGCCGCTCATACAAGATGAGTACAAGAACTATGTGTCAAAAGTGTTAAATATAAATGTATCTCATGTAACAGTAGCGAGACAAAGTGTTCCATCACAAGTAGTGCAGCTGCAAGCAATAAATATAAGTGAGATGAACATCATAAATAGTGCAACTGCGAATGATGAGAACAAGACACTTGTTTTATCTGAGTTAAATGAGAATATGTTTATCTATCACTCAAGAGAGTTTCTTATGTTTAAAGAGAACTCGCAAGAGTTGCTAGGTTTGCTACTAAGAGATGAACTAAGTCTCTACACTGTAGAAGAACTAAAGAGCCAGATAAGAGTTATGAAAATATCTCACTATCAAAAAGAGTTACAAAATATCATTAGTGGTGATGAGAGTTTTGATAGAAAGAGTTTTGAAATTAAAAAAATGAAAGGGGTCATTTATGAGCTTAGAACAAGAAAATAGATGTTGTATAAAGAATGGTGAGATAAAATAATAGATATAAAAAGTGGAGTTTTAAGATGAGTAGAGAAATTAAGTTTAGACTAATTAAAGATGATAAAGTTGTAGGTTATGAAATGTTTTTAGATGGTAGATGGGTTTATGCATACCTAAATGAGAATTTTAATCTCCATACTCCTTATATAAAACATGATTCAAAAAACCAATACACGGGGTTAAAAGATAAAAACGGTGTAGAGATTTGTGAGGGTGATGTTTTAAAAACTGAAGTTGTGATTGGAGACTGTGAGTATATTAATCCTAGAAAAACATATATTAGAACTATTGAGTATAAGAACATAAAAGTGTCTTCAATGGATGGTTGTTTTGTTTTGGACTCAGATTATATTCCTGATGATGCAAAAATGATATGGGTATGGAATGATTTAGAAGTCATAGGCAGCATATACGAGAACAAGGGTATGAAAAATGTTACTAATGAATGAAGAAGACATTAAGGCTGTACTTAATGGACATAAGACTCAATTTAGAGTAGTTGTTGAAGTCAGAACCGATATTGAAAAGAAAGAGTGGCTTGATTCTCTTGTAAGTGAATATTCTAAATATGACATAGATGAAGTTGTGCAAGTCAGTGAGAAACTTACGAATGTTCGTAGTGAAACATCTTTTGAACTAAAGCATAATATTTTCTTAAAAATTACTAATGTTCGTGTTGAGAAGTTGCAGAATATTAGTGATATGGATATCAGGAGAGAAGATGTAAAAAGCACTTATAAAAAACAAGCACATGATAGTATAGGTACTTGGAATAAAAAATCATGGAGAAGCCTGAAAGACAACTTCAAAGTACGATGGAACAAAGGAGCACCCAAAGGCTACAAGTTTGAAGACAATCCTTATGTGTTCGTATATGATTTCATCAGAGTTGGAAAGAAAAATGATACAGAAGAGATAGATTATTGTGAGAAGATAATAAATAATGGAGGGATAAAATAA